GACCCATTGTTTCACTCATTCCGCCTTTAGCCATCTTTTTCATAAATCCACCTTTTTTAAAAAGTTCCTCGCTACCATGTTGAGTTTTTGGCTGGTTCACGGCTTGCGAATCAGCTCTCGATTTAGTTCCGCCACTAAATTTCATGCCCTTATCAGCTTCACTAAAATCTTTACCAACTGATTGAGGAATACCCATTTTCTTAGCAAAAGCTGGATCATGAGCTACTGCTGCCATCATGTTGTGTTGGGCTTTGCTAGAACTAGGCATTTTTATCAGTCCTTTTGACGAATAAGGAGATCAATTTTTTCTTCAAGTCTGTTAAACCTTTGGTCAATGTGGTCTGTAATTCTATTAACCTCTGCATTGGTGACGTATTCACGAGCAATCTCCTCTCTGGTTTTGTTTAACAAAATATCAATTCTTTTGATTTCTGCAAATTTGTCTTTTAAAAAGAACCCAATTATCCCTATCAATAGAGACAAAACACCGTTCCATACAACCATAGCATCCATTTAACATTTCCATTTTCTTAAGCTCTTATTTACTCTGCTTTCCGGGTCGTTTGCCGTCTCTGATCCGGTCAATTTCTTCTTTAATCCTTCCATCCTGGCGCAGAAGGAATCCTTGCGAGAACCTCCTTCTGGCTGTGGCGGCTTAAGATTGTGACCCTCCTTCTTGGCAGACGCTCGGCCTTTGGCATTCAATCCACCATTAGGATTTTTACCTTCCTTGCGCTGCCATGCTGGAGTCTTTGCCATTATGTACTTCCTACATCTGCTGCATTCTTAATTAACTTACCTGCAATAACCATACCAGCAGCAATTGTGGATGAGGTACTTGTTGTAAGTTGCCATTGAATGTCCGTTTTTTCTGTATATACAAAAGGAACGGTTGATCTGTTAATTGTGTAAATGGCTACAAATGGTTGTTGTAAAACATTTAACTGAACACCAGTCACACTGTTATATGCTTGTACGCTGTAAGTAAGATACTCTGTACCTGCATAAGTATTTGAAGTATTTACTTCAGCAATATCCAAATAAAAAGTATACCCAGCTGGAACAGTAAACACAGACATCTGAGATTTACCAATTGCTGCGTTAATGTACGCATAGGCATTTCCAGATGAGCCAGTTGTAATACCTGCGTATGTACTAGATGTCGTGGCGGTAATTTTTCCTACATTGTTCTTTTGACCAGATGCAGGAGTTACTAAAAACAAACTTTGAATTCTTAGATATGTTTTAACAGTTGTACCAGTTGGATTTGTTACTCCAGATATGGTTACATACTCGCTAATTTGGTTAAAGTTTGCGTCTAGACCATTTACCAATATAACAGCGCCAGAATCAGAAGCACTTGCGCTATACAAATAAAATGTAGCGGATGATGATAAATAATTTGGGTATACCGTAGCTGATTCCCAAACTGGAATTGTTGTATTGGCAACTGCTGATTGATAGCCAAATAAACTAACAATATTATGCCCATAAACTTGACCACGAGCTACCTGTAGATCAAACGGTTCAGTTTTACCCTGACGGGTCATTGACGACAATATGCCGCCACTAGATAACGATGTTGCCATGAATAATCTCCTTAAAGGTTAAAGATAGGGGCCGAAGCCCCTAGAGATTAGTCAAAGTTACCGTATGGGTAAGTTGTGGCGTTACCAATGTTCATGTCGTTTTGGTTGTAACGAATAGTTACTTCGACCTGACCAGAAGAAAGACCTGCTGCTGTGGTAGTCATGGCTAAAGTCACAACAATCTGACCAAACCATGCTGGGTCTTGACCAACGTTGGGGTTTTGGAAATCTTGTAATGTAGCATTGCTGTTTCCAAGTTGTGAGCTAACAAATGTGCCTGTGTATCTCTGAGCAGCAGGACTAGAGATATTACTAAATGTAGCGTAAACACCAGTAGATGTTGCAAAGTTATTTGAAACGTAAGGCTGAATTGCGCTTACTGCAACGGGTGTACCTGCGTTATCTTTGGGAATTGTGCCAATATCAAAAATAACGTCTGTGATATTGCAGCTATAAGGCACATAAAATACGACACCACGGTATACCAGGTTGGTTGCATCTGCTGTAGGTGCAGAAGCTTTGGTAGGACCGCTATTGCTAAATACGCCAGACTGAGGTGTATAGATAACAGCGTTACTGTTGGGGATGTTATTAGAAGCAACAAACTGACCTGATCCGCCGCCATAGTTAGCGCCAGGTGATGTTACTGAAAAATCTAACAAAGCCGTCTGAACGAGGTCTGTATAACCTATATCACGAATTGGGCCAAAACGATTTTGCCCAGAGAGAATTGGGCCGGAGAACGTGGAACGTGCCATGACAAATGTCCTTATGCAAAAGATACCTTGTTAATCGTTGCATCGTCTGCTGGGCCAGTGGCAACAAGGTTGAACTCCCAGATGAATGTAATATACACTGTTTACACGATTTGTCAAGCGTTTAAACAAAAAAAATGGCCCCGAAGGGCCACTTTTTTGGTACTAAATTAATAGTTACCGTAGATTCCGAGTGGATCGGACCAACCGAAACTATAACGCTCACGAGCCTTGTAACGGACGTTACCAGTGTCAAAGTCGCCGTCCATGCTGTTTTGCAGCGGTGTACGAACGAAATGCTTGAGACCGTTAGGTACGTCTGTTGTTAAGAACCACGCATTAGTTGCAGTCAAGAAGTGGTTAATTGTGTACCCTTCGGACACAGTACCATTGTTCTCAATTGCGCTAATATCGTTGTTATTTGTACCAACACGCAATTTAGTTTCGAGCAAACGGGTTGCAACGAACTGTAATGCTGGTGGAACAATCAACTTCTTAGGCTTGGCAGCAATCAACAAACCGCGCTCATCTGTCCATGCAGCGATCTGAATAACAGCGTTTTCAAGAGCTGTTTCGTTCAAGTCAGCAGGAGTAGATGTTGTGTTTGCGTTTGTACCGCCGTTCACCAATGGGTGAGCAGTAGAGAAGAGGGAAACGCCATCACCACCAACATAAGCGCCAGAGAAACCGTTGTTCAAAGGAGCAGCGGCTTTAACTTGCTTGGTATATGCCATCGCACGAGCCAAGCCCTTTGTGTAACGAGCAGACAAGCTGTCGTACAAGTTATCTTCAATCGCTTCTTCAGTGATTGAGAAACCAAGAGCAATGGTTTCGTGGTTATAGCGGGTTGTCCATGCCTCTTGAGCATTGTCATAAGCGATAGCGGAGCCTTCGTTTTTGACTGGTGCTGCTGAGAAGCCAGACAGTTTTGTTTCCTCTTCAAATGAACGCTCAGATGTCTCTGTTTCGTAGATTTCTTTATGCTCTTCGCCGTAGCGTGCATATTCTAATCCGAACAATGCGTTCAGTCCTGGGAGTAGCTCTTTGAGCAATTGTGCGCGTGAAATAGCCATTTAAATTACTCCTTAGGCGTTAGCGGTAGCTGCATAATACATGTGCTGACCAAAGTTGATTTTCACCAATACTTCAGGATACATAGTAAATGCAATGGTTGATGCGGATGGAATAGCAGTGATGCTTCCGGGAACTGCAACAGTAGCGTTTAATGTTCCAGATGTAGCACCTGAAGCAATTGCTGAAGTTACAAAAGAACCAGTCTGAACAACAACGCCAGAAGCCAAGTAAGATACATCAGCACCAGCCAACACGTTACCGTTAGGTCCGGTTGTCATGGTAATAGTAGTAGAACTTGAAGATCCAGTTGCTGAATAGCTGTAAGCTGTATCACGAACCACGTCAATAACACGTAGTGGGAATGAGCTGGTTGTTGCAGGTGACGCTGTCAAACCAAGAGCAGCAATTGCAGAGTTACCTGTAGCTGTGCTTCCTGTGTTGTCAACGAGTTGCAAGTTGTAACCAACCATTTCCTGGTTAGCTGAAGCGATAGTTGTACCAGAAGAAACAACAGCAATCTTAAAGATTGTGTCAGGATCATCAGCAACGATTGCTACTGCATCACCAGCAAGTGTACCGCCGGGCCAGTATTGGCTGAACAGTTTTTGCTTGGTTGTTGGGTTGGTGTAAGAACATCCCAAGAACACGCCAACAGGGATTTTGCCAGAAGCAAAGCTGTTAGATGTCAAGGTTGTACGGTTTGCAAAGCCGTTTGTCTGGTACACGAGGTCACCATAAAACATGCTTGTTGCGTAACCGTATTGGATAGGTAGGTTTCTAGTGGAACCAGAAAATACCTGTCCGCCAATCAAATTGATCGGCTTTAGCCCGTATGGGGCTGAGACGGTAGGATATGCCATTTAAAAACTCCAAAAAATTTATGAACCTTTGCCAAATTGGACTTCAGATTTCCTATCTGCGAACAGAGTTGGCATCCGAGAATCTTGTTGGCGCATGAAATTGTTGTCTACAGATTCCATCTGAGCCTTGTTTTGCCTTGCGTAATAATCATCACGCTGCTTTAAAAATTCTTCAGGAATACGAGTCAAAATCAATCCACCCACTTCAATACAGCCTTTAAATCTGCCTTCAGTGGACGCGTGCATCATCATTTCAGGATAATCCGCCTGTTTACACGGCTCATATCCTTCACGCAACTTAGAAGAAATGTTGGACGGATCAACCGTACCTAATATGCTGATTCGCATCCATCTATGTTTCCAACCTGGTCTTTCGTTCGGGCTTGGAAGAGTCTCTGGCGGTCTCCATTCCGTTGGTCTTTCATACACGTCACGAGTCTCTAATTCACGGGGTTTACGGTTATCAGTCATATTATTCACCTCTATTTAGTTGAGCAACCTGCTTTGCATATAGTTCTAACGGCACACCAAGTCTTCGCGCAATGGCGGCTTGAGATGCTTTTAGCTTTACGCGGCTAGGCGGAGTGCTGCGGCTTGCTGGAGCCACAACTGGGTTTGGTGCGCGGCGTGGAGGACTTTCCTCATATACCGGATTAGACGTTGAAGAGTCGTCTTCCTCTGTGCTCCTGAATTTCTCAGGGAAACGCTTTCGCATTGTATTATCTATAGTCCTAAAGTACTCTTCAGAACCGATATAACCTGAACCATACTCTTTGGCAAGTCTCTTGTCAAGTCCCATTGCCATCATGGTCATTTCTTCGTCTTTTCCAAACCACTCTGAGTTTTCTTGAACCCATCTTTGGGTTCTTGGGGTCATGTTGGCTTGGGGGCGCTGTGGAGGCTCGGGTGTCTGGTATTGCTCTACAGGACGCATGTTTTCTACGTTATGTAGCTTCAAGTTTGCCTTAGCAACTGAGTCTTGAGCCTCTACGAGTGCATCTGAATCTCCAGCCTCAAACGCTTCTTTAAGACGTTTTTTAGCCGCCTCAAGTTCGATTTGTGCCGCCGATTTGCTGGTGTCTATGAAGACTTTACTTCCGTCTTGTAGACGTTGTTGAAGGGCTTTATTCTCTTCATACATCTTTCTTGCAAACTCCTCCGCAGCCTCGCGTTCACGCAGTGCTTCTTCTTTAGCCCGGCGTTCATCGTGGTAGCCTTTGGAGAACTTCTTAATTCTGTTTTTGACCTTGTCATCGTATGAGGCAAGCTCATCATCTGTTGGGTCTTCTGGGGCGGTTGGCATGGGCTTTCTGCCCCTGTCCTCCTCAGGTGTATCGTCTTCTATCTCAA